CAGTAGCAGGGATGATGACGGAGGTATGAGATGGAATGGATAAATGCAACGTGTACGAATTGCGGAAAGAGCCTAAAAGAATTAGATAAAGAATGTCCAAGATGTCATGGAATCTATGCCTATAATGATGGTCGTTTTGTGAAAGCAAAACAGGCTGATCTAATGGAGAAGGTGAAAGTAACAGATGATCGTAAATGTAAGAGGTGTGGAAAACCGGAGGTCCGTATTAATGGGTATTGTTCTGTGTATTGCGAAGACATGCACGAACTTGAAAAGCAATGCGAGGAAATGAAGCATGGGATTGAGGCGGTGATTATTGAGATAGAGAAGAAAGCTAAGAGAGTGGTTAATAAATATTCTGATGATGAGCTATCCTTTAGTAGTGGTCTATATGAATCAATAACGATAATTGAAAATCATCTCTCAAAATACTTAGATGAATAAGGTATAATAGAGTATGGCAGAAATGAGAGGGCGTGCATTTAGACGACATCAACTACTGAAGGCAAACCTTGATGCCTGACTTTATCACAATCACAGTCCTGCCAGATTATTATAACTAAGTTATTGTATGGAGTGAATTGATGGGTAAAATGAGGAGGATAACATGTTGTTTTTGATAGTTTATCAGGTAGTGTATCTCTTAATTACTCTTGTTGTTAAGAATAGCAATTATGCTTGGATTGTGGAGGCGGATTTTGAACTGGCTGATATAAGACATTCTGCGTTTATTGGGGCAATTTCGATTATTTATATGCTTCAAAACGAAAGAATGTCTACGCTGAAGGAAGAAATACATAAATTGAAAACAAAGATTGGCTGAAATGAAACCATCTGACCTTTCACAGACTGAACTATTATCACTTGATTATGGACAAAAGCAGGACACGATGCTGGTAATAGGACAGCGAATGCTTGATTTAAGGTCAGAATACGTTACAATAAGTGGCAGGTATGCAGAGATTAAGGCTGAATTGGACATGTTAAAGCACGTTAAGCAGATATTACAATCTGATTTGAAGGCAACACAGACAGCAAGTTATGGCTAAGAAAAGGTTATCAAAGAGGCATGAAGTATTTATAAGTGAGTACATAAACAATCGCTTTAATGCTACACAAGCGGCTATAAAAGCCGGATATTCTGAGAAGTCGGCAAGAGTAGCCGGGCATCGCTTGATAACAAATGATAACGTGGCAGAAGAAATAGCTTTACGCGTAAAAGAAATGTGCATGTCAGGGGAAGAGGCTATGGGGCTATTATCTGATCAGGCAAAAGGAACGCTTGATGACTGTATGGATGTTACTCCTGGTGGTAGGAGTGTAAGCTTAAACTTTGAGAAGTTGAAAGAAAGGGGAAAGCTGCATTTGATAAAATCAATCACCCCAACAGCTAATGGATTGAAGGTTGAACTATATAGTTCCCAAAGAGCATTAGAACTTATCGCAAAGGCGCAGGGCGTATTTGTTGATAAGGTTGATATTACAACTAAAGGCGAAAAGATAGCTAATGATCCAGAAAAGTATGATAGAGCAATGTCTACACTTGCCGATGCAATCGGAAGTATCTTATCTCGACAGGGTGCAAAAGGGAAAGACGATTTGGACTCCTCAGAGTCCACCCCAGTGGTTGGCCCTACTATCGAGAGCTGATGAGCTATTCTATGGCGGTGCAGCGGGTGGCGGGAAAACCGACCTCTTATTGGGGCTTGCTTCTGAGTGTCATCATCATTCTGCAATCTTTAGGCGTGTATATCCAAACCTCAAGGGGATCATACGAAGGGCCAGGGAATTACTTACTAACTATGCTAAAGAGAATAAATCGGAAAAGATATGGAATTTCCCAGATGGTAGAGCGATTGAGTTTGGGGCTGTTCAGTATGAAGATAATAAAACGAATTGGCAGGGCAGGCCGCATGACTTCTACGGCTTTGATGAACTTCCTGAATTCTCTGAAAGTCAATATGAATTTATATGTGGATGGAATCGAACAACAGACAAGAACCAGCGCACAAGAATTGTTGCTGCCGGTAATCCTCCTATCAATGAAGCTGGTAACTGGATCATTAAGCGTTGGGGCCCGTGGTTAGATGACAAGCATCATAATCCAGCAGAACCAGGAGAACTTAGATGGTATGCTACTGTTGCAGGAGAGCAGCAGGAATTCCCTAATGGGGATGCGGTTACTATCAAGGGTGAAGAAATATATCCTAGATCAAGGACATTCATACCAGCCAAAGTTACAGACAATCCATTCTATGCAGACGATCATAGATACATCGGGGTATTGCAGTCTCTTCCAGAACCTATTAGGTCAATGTTCCTTTACGGAGACTTCCAGGCGGCAGCTTCTATTGACCCGTGGCAAGTCATACCTACGGAGTGGGTATTGTTAGCACAAGAACGGTGGACACAAAGAGACAAGCCGGATACTCAATTAACATGTGTTGGAATAGATCCAGCTCGTGGCGGTAGAGATAACATGGCATTGAGTAAGAGATATGATAACTACTTTGATGAGATAGTTTGGTGGCCGGGGGTGATGACAACGACCGGTCCTAAGTCTGCTGAACTAATCAGGCAAGCAATCGGGGAAGAAAGGCCACTTGGAATAAATGTGGATGTTATCGGTTACGGTGCTTCAACCTATGATTCATTGTGTGGAATATATGAAGTGGTAAGACCTATAAATGCAGCGGGTGGATCTGATTACAGGGATAAGTCAGGCAAACTAAAGATGAGGAATGTCAGAGCTGAATACTACTGGCGAATGAGAGAAGCACTTGACCCAAGTACAGGCGATAATGTGGCACTTCCTCCAGGTAATGAGATAGTTGCAGATTTATGTTCAGCAAGGTATAATGTAAGTACATCAGGAATACTTATTGAAAAGAAAGACGAGATAAAAAAGCGTATCGGTAGAAGCCCAGACAAAGGCGAGGCAATCCTACTGGCTAACTTTTATAGAGCAAGGTTTATCGATCTTGATGGCTTAGGAAGTGTTGATGGATATGAGAACAGATGGAACTAATGGAGGATGAAATGACAGGAGTAACCATAACCGGAATATTGAAATTATCAAAGAGATTTCAAGATGATTGCGAGAAGATTATTAATAATGCGGTCAATAAAGCTATAAATGAGCCAGTCCGTATCTGTAAGAATTGTAAGTGGTGTAAACACAACGATGAATATAATTGTTATATTTGTCATAATAAAGATATTATGGCGATGATGAAAATAATTGTTGCAAACCAGATAATGAATAAATCTAATGTCATTTTTCACACAAACCCATTATCAGTATTGTTAGATTTCGGCTGTAATCAATGGAAAGAAAACGGATCTGATAAAGGCGCGATTATTGTTGGCGGTCATCTTCTTGAAGAAGGCGAGACAATCGCTGAGAGATTAGCTAAATTTGATTCAGAACAAATAGATGATATACCCAACGCTATTGTTGATAATCGTATAGTCGTGGGTGTGACTAAAGAAGAGTATAGATATGGCATAAAGGAGTAATTATGGCAAGTAAAAAAGAATTAGAAGCAAAAGCAAGAGGGCATCTTATTGAAACCGGCGCGAGTGGGTTTGATTCCTTTATGGGATTCATTCAACAGGCGTATAACACAGAATTAGAATGGCCAAGTGTTCAGCCGTTATATTCCAGGATACGCAGGTCTGACCCTGAGATAACAATCATCCGGCAGATATTCACGGCACTAACCAGGCAGTTATCTTTGCGCTTTGAATTACCAGACGATTCTAATGCTGATGAACTGAAGGCGCAGGAGTTCGGCAATCAAGTGCTTGCTGATTTAGACGGGGGCATATCTGGATTCTTAGATACACTTACTGCTAATGTTCCGTTCATGGGTTGGGGCTGGTGGGAGGTTCTTCACGGTATTAGAAGCGAGGATTGGACCGCAGAGGACGGCTGGAAGTCTGAATACTCAGATGGACTTATAGGAATTCGTAGGTTAGCATGGCGTGATAGTTCCTCATTTGTAAGTTGGGACATTGACGAAGAGAACGGGAAACTATTAGGCATGTGGCAGTCAAGGGGAATTGGCAAGCTGGATGTAATGTTACCTATTGAAGATTCCTTACATATTACTTTCGGGGATAGCAACTGCCCGGAAGGATTGACACCACTTGAAGCTATCTGGCGATTAGAACGGATCAAGTACGGACTTGAGGTTGTGCAGGGCATAGGTTTTGAACATGCCGCTGGTTATCTTGATGTAAAGATAGATGATGAGCTTTCACCAAACGATAAGTCGGCAATCAAGAAAGCAGCCAGGGCAATCCTAACCGCACAAGAAGGGAACTATGCCACATGGCCGAAGGGGATTGTCGGAGAGATAAGAGACATAAACTTCACGGCAGCAGCAGCTATCTTAGAGGCAATCAAGTATTATGGGATACTAAAGCTGAGTGTTTATAATACTCAGTGGGTTGCTCTTAGTGCTTCAACCGGGTCAGGTTCTTATTCAGCCATGCAGGAATCATCTGCTATGTTTATGACAACCTATAACTCGATGATGGAAGGATTTATTAAGCAGA